TCATGCGTTGGGGTAGTCGTCATGCCTCCGGATGATCCTGATTTTCTCCGGCTGAAGCCGCATGGTCTTCTCCAAGCGCCCCCTCCACCGGCTCTCAGCTCGGTAGTAGAAGCCCGGCACGGTCTTGTAGTCGATGCGCTCTAGCCAGTAGGTTGTGCACCAAGTGTTCCCGTTGGGGTGTTTGCCCTCGACCTTGTAAAAGCCCGGGCGGTCGTATTCCACCGACTCAGGCGGATGCGGAACAAAGATGAAGACACCGCGCTCCGAACCTACATCCTCCGGCGCGACGCCGTAGCGTTCCGTCAGACAGGCAATTATTTCTGCCTTAGCCGCCGCAAGTCTGTCGTCCAGAGTGGAACTCGTCGCCACTTCGGCCGCTGCCATTTTGACCGGAGCGGCGGCGGACGCGAGCACCCCGAGGACGGATCTTCTCGTGATCGGTGTCATTTTTACTTCCCCTCGTTGCTTGCGGCATAAAAGGCATTCTTCAGACCGCCCGCTCGTGAGGCGACGTTGTGCCAGGCGAACGCGATGTTGCTCATGTCATCCACGGAAACGCGCATGCGAACGTAACCATGCTCATCGCGCGTCTGGTCGTCATGAAGCACGTCATTGAGCAGATCGGCCATGATCTGCGACATCGAGGCTAGATCATTGATCTGAGCTTCAAGCCTCAGCATTGCCTTGGCTATTGCGGCATCTCTATTAGGCAAGCCTTCGGCGGCTGCCTGAGCTGGTATGTTCGGCATCGGTCTGTCTCCACTTGAATAAATATCAACTGGGCTTGAATTAACCTTAACTTAACACAACGTCAAGTAGGCTTGATAAAAATTCAATTGGAGCGTATAAAATCCACATGATTACGCCAGAACAAATACGCGGGGCCCGGGCCATGCTCGGAATGACCCAAGCCGAACTTGCAAAAGCAGCTGGGATATCCACTACCGGGCTGAACAACATTGAGCGCGGGTCTGCGGACCCGAAGGCCTCAACGCTGCGCTCTATCAAAGCCGCACTGGAGTCGTCTGGCGTGGTATTTCAAGCTGATGGGGAGATGGCTTCAGGAGGACCCGGCGTGAGGCTCAGGAAGTGAAGCCGCCGTTGCCAGCCGATTGCACACTTTGGTCCTTGAGAGGCAGCCTCAAAGATCTGAAAGAATTCGTTCGTCAGGTTCTCGGCAACATGACTGGCCATCAGCGCGATTGTCGGGTCAGGCTTGCATTAGACAGCAAGCCGTCCGGACCGGACTACCGGATTGAATTTTTTATCTACGACACCATCGAAGGCGAGCAAGTAGCCTTCCCTCAGACTGCGGCCATCTTCAAGGGCCGAGCCCATACAGAAACGCTATATGACGGCACCGAGTTGGATCGGCCCTGGTCGGCCGAGGCAATGACGTTTCAGGAAGTTCAGCATCTGCTAGGTCAGCTTCGCAGCAGCAAGGAGCTGGACAAAGTTAGCCTTAAGCCCAGACGGCCTTGACACAGCCAAGCGGCCTCGGGAACTGTGCGACGGTCCCATAATGCCTCTGAGAGTGCCGTCAATGATAGTTGCCGATGACGAACGCCGGCCTTTCTCGCCAAAAACGCTTGCTGAGCATTGGGAATGCTCGGAACGACACGTAAGAAACCTGATCGCGCGCGGTGAAATCCGAGCCTTCCGGCTTGGCGGCAAGCTCCTACGAATAGCGTGGGATGAGGTGGACCGCTTCGAACGCGAGGGCGGGAGCAAATGAAAGCGTTCGGAAGGCGTGTTTCAGGGTGACGCGAAAGGCCATCATATCTACCGCTGAGTTGAAGCGTATGGCGGAAGTCGCAAACTCCGAAGGTGTTACCGTGGAGATCGAGCGTGACGGAGCGACTGTCCGAGTAATGCCATTTCAGCCACCGCAGGTTCAACAAATGTCGAGGGAGGAAGCGGGGGAAGCGGAACTCGCGCGATGGATGGCGAACAATGAAATAAGGAAGCAGAGGGAAGCGGAGAAGGCGGAACGGCTGAGACTAAAGGCGGCCAAGCAATGAGCCAGACCATCGAGAGACTGCTAACTCCCGAGGAAGCAGCGGAATTCCTTGCTATATCGACACGCCAACTCCGGGATCTAGCGGATGCTGGTTATCTGGCTTTCGTAAATATCGGCCTCGGAGAAAGGCCTACGAGACGCTATCTGCCAGCCGACATAGCAGCGTTCATAGAGTCTCGTCGCGTAGCGCCGGAGCTAAGGGAGCGAGCACGTGCAACCATCAAATCATCCACGGCTTTCAAGATTGCAGACTTCGCTGCGCTGCGAGACGAACTGCGCCAAAGGCGTCGGCCCAAACGATGACCAAGCGCGCGCTCATCAAACAAGCCGAACTTAATCGCTTGGCCGCTGTCGTCAAACGGAACAACATAACGATAGAAGTCGAAGCGGAGGGATATACGATCCGGCTGCATCCTAGTTTGGTAGCGCCGACCTCTTCGAGGGCACTGGAACCAGAGCGAGACCCGGCTTGGGGCATTCCTTGGGAAGACATTCCGCCCGAGCCCATTCAACCGCCGCTAAACTGGAGGGAGCGGAAGGCGATGGACTCCCTGATGGCGCACGGCGCCGAGGTCAGGGTCGACTGGTACGCGCTTAAAGATTATGGCTCCCACACGCAAAAGAAACTGGAAGAACGCGGCTTTGTCCAGGCCAGCTCGGAAACCGACCGTCACGGTCACCCAGACCAAATCTGGTTGACTAAAGCCGGGGCCAAGGCGATGCGAGACCAGCGCGCACACCGGGATAGGTACCCATGCCTATAGACGGGAATACACCTGAGAAGGCTAACGAAGTGCCGCTCTTACCAGATGGGCGCACCCCAGAAGAGGTCGCACGGCACTTCGGCGTTTCTCCCCGCCGTATTCGCCAAATGGCACGCGAGTTAGGAGCGTGCCGGATTTTCGGCAATAAGATGTTTCTCTTGCCGGCGGACATTGAAGCCATTCTGGAGGCATCGAAGCCGAAACCCCGAGCTGCGCCATATAGGCCTGGCGGCGATTATGAAGAACTTCTCAAGCGGTTAGATCGGATGAAAAAGGAAGCCGCGGCTAAGACTTCGAAGAAGAGAAGGGAGCCATCCGTCGGACGCGACACTGCGGAACTTCTGCAGCTCAGGGAGCAGTTGAAGAGAAAAGAAGCCGCACGGAAGAAGAAATGATTTAGGCTGAGAGCGCGATATGAGCCTCACCACCCAATTCTAGCAGTCGTGCTGCTCATTCGAGATATGCGATCTGGGACGTGCGACAAATCCGGCGTGGTGATTACCGCCGCACTCAATGAAACGGATGCAAAAGTGTAGATCGGCCCTAGTTGCTGGCTCTCGAGTTAAAATCTCGCACAGCATCATTGTAGTCGGAAGTTACCTGATCAACCGCATTGCGCGCGCTCGTCGCAATATCCTCGGCCTCGCTCGCAGCTCTCCGGGCGGCGTCATTGGCGTCGTCAACTTCTCGTTGCTTACAACTGATGAAATCCTCGATTTCGGACTTGAATCTATCCATGTCACTTTTGCAGCTGTCGAATTCCCATTGGTCCTGGAAACTGCCGTAGCCGTTCGCGCAGGATGGAGCGCTCGGCTCCGAGCAATAAGCCCACGCACTTGAACTCGCGAGTGCGCAAGCTACGAGCGTCACGATGAATGCCGTCGTCGTCGTTTTGGTTGTCATTGCCCCCTCCAGATGCGCCCGAAGGTAAGCGTAAAATCAAAAGAAAGCGCTAAGTCCGCCGAAGGTGTGCGGACGGCCTCTCTGTGTCGATCGGAAGTTAGGTTTTCCCCTCTTTCCACAAGGGGAAAAAAGACAGCTGTGCTCCGGCCCAGTTTCTGCCAGCATTAAGCGGACCACACGAGCGAGGCTGCCACCATGAGCCAGACTGCGGATGAACCGTTGATCGCCTTTGTCCGAGCCCTCGCGCGGAGACAGGCACGCATTGATATCGAATTGGAGGCGCAGCGCCACTCCGACCCCGACAGTTTGCAGCCGGAGGCTCGGGACATGCCAAATTTCGGAAAGATCCGTATCGGGGATGGCCCGACGACGTTGTCGTTCTTTTCGACCCGGGTGCGCCACCGCTCCACGTGGACATTTTCACGGAGCTCGACGAGGAAGACGGAATAGTCCAGATCTCCTTCGCAGCGATCACACAGGACGGAGACGGAATCAAGAAGGCGGACATAGTCGCGCGCCTGCGCATGAAGAAGGAGTTGGGCTGGGCGCTATGCCGCGCATTAAATAAGTTAGATGCCGGCTTAGCCCGGCCGTGCCGACGCCAGGCGTCTATGAACGGGGCTGGTATTCAACGTCATCCCTGATCTCGTAGAGCTCGGTGATAGATCGACGGATTTTAACCTTCGCAATATCCGCAAGGCTCTGGAACCCCGCAGTGTTACCCCTGTCGCCCAGGCTGGCCGCCGCCATGAAAATGGCTCGGCAAAAATCCTCGGCCTCGCTGAGCCGGTCACACACGTCAAGGAGCTTGCTCCGCGATATTCCTGCAGTGGATTTGGGATCGAGATTGTCTGGCATAGCAATTCCCTTTTCTGACATTTTCAGGGTCGGTTACCCATGGTTGCGCCTAAACGGCGGAAACATCTCGAATATTGATATCCTTATACCGCCAAGCCGATATCCAACGCATTTTTCGTGCCGCTCGTGAAACAGGCTCGATTGTGCAACTCGACCTATGCACCCTCGTCGTCACTATCCTGCCGGCGAGCGGTTTACCGCCCAGGGCCTTGACTGCGTTCGGCACTCTGGCAGTCTGCTCGCCCACCGGAACGGAGAGAACAAATGTCCGCTGATCGCTACATTCGACAGGAACTGTCGGCTGCTTTAGATAGCCTCATCACCAATCGCGATATCAGGAGCCGCGTAGAAGGTGCATTCCTTTCGCTGATTGCGGTGAAAGACGACGAGCTATCCGATCCGGAGAACCGTGAGCGCTATCGTAAACTGATGGAGCGGGTTACAGCGCGCGAGGCGGAGCACGAGGGCGAAGGAAGGATTCGCGCCACTTTGCGCAACATGACGGAAGAAGAGGTCGCCGGCGTAGCCCGAGAGATAAAGGAAATTCACGATAGTCTGCTTTGGGATCTAGCTGGGGAACACCTTGCCTAGCAGCAAAGCCTCGCCGCTGTTACAATCGGCGCCTACATTGTGATCATTCATACGCCTCGCGTCGTTGGCCACGGATGTACTGGCAACAGCGGGAGGTGGCTGCGGGAAGGTCAGGCAGTCCCGACCTTTTTCGAGGGGAAAAACTGGCCGGCCCTCCTGACTTTTTCAGCAGGCGGTATCTTGATCCTCTACTTTGTGCACTTGATCGCGCGTTACCAGTTGACCATGGGCGTTGGGGCATGAGCCTCACCACGCAAATCATCGCCGAACTGATCAAGGCTGGAACGAAGCGGATAGGCCCGCAACGATGAAGCACGGCTTGCGCAGTAGACCGCTCGTTCTCCTCAGTCGAGCTACAGCTGGCTGAGTTACGAATAGGCTTGTTTCGCCTACTCGGATATGCTCATTGCCTCAAGCTAAAGAGCTGAATAACAAGCAATTACCTCTTGTTCGGCGCACTCCAGTGATCAGGCACGAGTTTTGTACGATTCACTGGGGGCGGAACGCAAACTGCCCAAAGGCTTCAAGCGAAGGAACCAAAATGATACGCAAAAAAAGCGCAGAGGCCGCTCTTGCCACTCCACTCCACCAACGACTACTCATCGCCGCGGTGATGTTCGTTCTTCCTTGCGGAGTAACCGAGCCGGCCCACGCTGGTAAGGTCATCCGCCACGACGAGGTGCGAGGGTTTCCCGACGGCACCTCGGGTCTCCTCAAGGCCTTTCAGCCCTCTCTCACAGTTATCCGAGGCTGCGTCCCTTTCCCGGCCGTGGATGCCGACGGCAACGTCAGCGGCGGTCTGAAGCCATCAGGAATGGCGAGCGGCGGTTGCTCACGCAGCCCTGGACAGATCTATGTCAGAGCTGGGGAGTATAACGGTCAGTGTGCCGTCATGTACTCGTGGTTCTTTCCCAAGGACCAGAACCAGACCTGGCCCCTCAAGGGCGGGTCTCGGTATGATTGGGAGGATGTCATCGTATGGCTGACGCGTTGCGATAGCGAAGCGCAGGTTGAAGCGGTCAGCTATTGGAGCGGTGGTCGTTACAACGTGACGCCACAGCCGCACATGGATGGAACACATCCGCTGGTCAAATACTACCGGCCGGAAGGCGGAAACCAATTTTTACTCGCGGACACCCGGTACCGTGGCCGCAAGCAGCCTGCAGTCAGCTGGTCCGACCTGACCGAGGAAGCAAGGGAAACGCTCGACAACTATAACTTCGGCGCCGTGGCTGTGCCATTCAACTCTTACAACTTCGACGTCAATCTGGAGACGGCCTGGCGACAAGGACATGGAGGCTGATTGGGTAATTCCTGAGCCGGAAACGGTGGTGCTCAAAGGCTCCGCCGTGACCGCTCCGCGGCCGCACGACAATCGGCAGGTGTTGGACAATGTCTACCGCCGTTGGCAAGCGCCCGAGCGCCCGCACAAATGCGACAGAGCTATAACGCGTCAGAATTTCTTAATGCGTCGATCACATCAATCGGCGTCGAGCGGATGACTGCCGCAGCCATATGACGTTCTCCGTCGCGTTTGTCGGCTCAGCGACACAAAATTTCCTTCAACTATGTTGTCAAGGTTTCCCACCTAATTATTTGAGATAAAAGAGATACCATTATCTGCCAAACGCGGGTGACACGGGAAGGTGAGGAGACTATATAGATGCTGTGCGACCAGGCACGACTTCGACGTTTACCCTGGTAGCGCATGTTGTTGGGCATTCATGTGTCCCGAACAACCGAGTGCTTCATGAACTGAAGGCCAGAAAAAGATGCCCACTGCTCCAAACGAGCACCCCACGGATGGGAAAGTCGACACTTGCACTTTCCCGGAAGAAGTTCCGAATTCGCCCCTACCAGTCGTCGCCGCCTTCTCGGGAGATCGTTGCCTGCCGTGCGACGCGGTTGCATTCAGCCTCAAACAAATCGCCACCGAGCTTGCTGGCAAGGTCAAGGTGGTCAAGATCGACGTCGACGAGAACCTCGATCTCGCGGCGCAGTATGGCGTACGCGAGGTTCCGACGCTTCTCATGTTCAAGGGTGGTGAAGTCGCCGACATCTACGTCGGAACTGGCTCACTCCGCTCATGGATCTCGAAGGCGCTGGCTTGAGTCGCCGGTCTTCGGCTCCTTCGATACGCCGAGCGACCAACCATTCTACCGGCGCATCTCAAACTGATCCGAATGCTCACCAACGTCCACCTCTGGAGGACCAATGATCCTGCACAGTCTTAGGGCGCTGAAAATGGCGCTCGCCACGCCTTTTAACATCGGCTTCTGCCGAACATCCCTGGCAAAGGGACTCTTCTCTACGTCACAGTATGAGGAAAGGGAGTATCTAGTATGAAGACGTTTTCCCAGCTCGCGGCGGGGCTCGGGCTGTTGGCAGCGATAGCCGCTTCACAGTCCCAGCTTGGTGCGGGCGCTGCAGGTTTAGTCGCGCTCGGCGCCGCCTCTATCTCCTCACCTGCCTTTGCGCAAAATCAGCCATGCAATGATAATGGTACACATTGCTCGATGGTAAAAGCTTATAACCGAACGAACGTGACCCGTTGTTTTCGCTTTTACTTGCCGACGGGAACGCGGCAGTTCACTCCCGCTGACGGGACCCATATGGACCTCGGGGGGTTACATCCGGGCACCAGATTTACATATTCCATTTTTGGAGCGACTTGTGGCGGCGCCGCGTGGTCGACGCGAACCTACACTGTGGCCGCTGTCGATGGCCAACGGCTCGAAATCTTTGAAACGCCAGAATAAAAATTCCGCTCTTTCCTGCTCCCCCGATGCAGCTTGCTGCATCGGGGTTCACCCGACGACGTTGTAGCGTCCTATCGACACAGCCGCACATGCATGGAACACATCCGCTGGTCAAATATCATCGGGAGGTAATAGGCTACCACGTTTCTCTCACGGACACGCGGATCCGTGGCGGGATGCAGCCTGCAGTCAGTTGGTCCAAACTGACCGAGGAAGCAAGGGAAGCGCTCGATACCTATGACTTCGGCATGGGTGTGCCATTCAACACTTACAACTTCCTCGGCAATCTGGCGAAGTCTTATTCTCGTTTTCGTTATCGTTGACCGCTGGCAGCGGCCGCTCTTAGGCAAGGAGAACGCGTATGAGGCTACCGCTCATGGCAAGGAAACAGCTTTGGAGAGCAATATGATCTTGTCTCTGGAGTCACAGGCTCCCGCAATTAAAGTGCAAAACTGGCTACGAGGTGAGGCCCTCGCGAACTTCCAGCCCAACTATGTGTATGTTCTCGAGTTTTTCGGCACCTCTTGTCCACATTGTGTGAAGGCGATGCCCAATCTGATACAGCTGCAGGAGAAATACAGGGCCCGCGGGCTGGAGGTCGTTGGCGTGGCGGCAAGTGAAAAGGCTGCAACTGCCGATGAAGCTCAAGCGAATCTGGAAGCATGGTTGACGGAAAAATCCCCGAAGTCGAACTTCCGGATCGGGCTCGACTGCACAGGCGAAATGGGCAAGCTTTGGATGACACCGAGCTTTTCTTTCCACATTCCGACCACGTTTGTGGTCGACCGAGACAGCCGCATCGCCTTTATCGGTCGTCCGACGGACCTCGATGAGGTTCTGCCGCAAGTGCTTGACGGCACGTGGCGCATCAGCGATCAAGCAAAAGCCATCGAGAGGGAGCGGATCGCCAAAGGGCGAGAAAACTTGTTCCTTCGTAAGTTCTCGGCCGCGATGAAGATGGAGGATTGGAAGACGGCGCGCTCGGTGATCGAAGAGGGCACCGCTTTGCTGCCGGATAGCCTCCACCTCCGCGCGGCTCATGCGGACTTGTTGCTTCACAGGATGCGCGACATGCAGACCGGCCTGCCCGTACTACGGCAATTGGTTCGTGACGCCATCGACAGAAACGACGAAGCTTGGCTGTTGCAGGCGATGAATCAACTCTTCGGCGAATTTGATTACACGGACTTTCCGTCCGTCGAGCGCCTCGCTATGGGCAAGGAGCTCTCCGAACACATCCTTGCACTGACAGGGCTGAAAGACGACGCAAGGGCGGACTTTTATCAGTATGTCGCTCAATACTATCATGCGAGCGGCAATAAAGCTCGCGCGGTGGAGTTGCTCGAGCTCGCACTCAAGCTGGTGGACGGACTGCCTCACCCGGACAACATAAAGCAGCCCGTGCTGGAGGATTGGCTGCAGACCCTGGCCGACTACAAGGGCGAATAGGTTTGTTACGGCGATGTTTGTGTGGCTCCGAAGGAGAATGTTCCGAACGGTGCCACGCCAAGGCGGAGAAGAAGAACCCGGCTTAAAGAGGAGCTCTTGAATAACCTTCTATTCCATTTGCACCAAAGCTCGGCGTCTTCTCGTAACGGAGGCGCTTTAGCATTTCCCTGTCTGGGTCTGCGCCCGGGGAGCGGAACAAAAGTCGGCCGCACGACTTTCTGTGGCGCCGAGCAATTCGGCATCAGGTCCCCCAACCTGTTCGTAGTGCCCGCGCAGGTCACCCGGCGCGGGCGTTCTCATTTTAGGAATGACCTAGGAACAGCGCTTTCAGTTACCGTTTTTGTCCCCTTTTTTGTGTCCGACGTCGCGGCTATCTGCATAAGCCTTGCCACCGTCTTCAAAGATGGTGATTGCCATCAGCGGCGTTGCAACCAAGTATGCCAGCCCAAGAAGCGATACAGCGATAAGCCGTTTCATTGCTTTACCCTCACAACCAGTTACAAAGCGCGGCCTTTCGTCGGATCACCCGTCCAATGACATTCATCATGTCGAGTGGCAATCTGCACCAAGCCGCCCATCTTAGATTACGGCAGGGTTAACGGCTGACAATATAGAGGATCCTATAGGGAAAGCTTTTGCCGCGGCGTCGGCCTTTCCGTTGCCAGCGGGATATCAACGCTTCTTCAATCCAGGGAATGGATCTCGCCCCAACGCCTTGGCAATCTTCCGCCAGTCTTGTCCGCCCATCCCGGGTATTCGCAGCAATTCTGGGGTCGGCTGATTTTGCATATCTCCGACCACCTCATAGCCGGCGTGGTTTAGCTCGCGGAGAAGCGAAGGCCTGAGTTTTAAGTCTGCAAGTTTTGTGTCCATGTCGGCATTAAAACAGACTAGACCGAGACGCGCCATTGCTTAATTATACCCGCGGTGCATGTGCTTGCCGGGACTTTAGTCCGGCTCATCAAGGGCAAAGGTCTTAGGCGGAACGACGAGCGAAACCATTGAGGCATGTTGGAGTTATCATGCCGAGCGGCAACCTCGTCGGCCGCTCGAGTGAGTGACGCTTCAGAGCTGCAAAGTTGTCCCTTCTCAGTAGCCCTGAGGCGCCATCGCCCTACAGAGCGCGGGAAATTGGTTGATGCACGACAAAGAAAACCACCAACAGCCGGAATAACCATCTACAGACGAGAAGGCGGGATCAGACAAGTCAAAGACTACTATCGCGGAGCGGCGGAAGTCGGTGAGCGTTACCCTTTGCAATTCTAGGTCTAAATTGCTCAACCTATTGCGTTCAAAATCCAGGAGATGAGTGCCGTCTTCGGTGCGGCTCCGACCTTGGTGTCGGCTACTTCCCCTGCCTTGAACATTGCAAGCATGGGGATCGAGCGGACGCCATACTCGGCCGCGAGCTCGGGGTTTTCATCGATATTGACCTTAACGAGCTTGACCTTGCCGGCAAGCTCGGTGGAGATTTCTTCGAGGCTGGGTGCAATCATCTTGCACGGGCCGCACCATGCTGCCCAGAAGTCAACTACGACCGGTTCGGCCGAGTTCAGAACCTCTTTCTGGAAATTGGAAGTATCGACTTTCAAGGTAGTCATCGGGTGCTCCGTCGGACTGACAATAGCCAGTTGTTATAGGAGGCGTGCTATTCGATGCCCTGATCTATGTCAAATCAGTACGGAGCTTATATTTCTTTATATTTCTTCATCAGGCGAGAGCAACCTGCCCTAGGAGGCGCATCCGCAGTTGATAATGAGGTCGAATGCGTAGCAGACGATGGCGCTAGATTTGACCGGCGAAGTGAGTCGCCCGAGCGTCCGCTTCAGTATCCCGAAATCGGAGCGGTCCTTGTCGCCGAGAACAACCACACGCCACCCACACGCGAGTCGACAAACTAAGTGATCCTTCTAAGTTGCGCTAGGAGCGCTGCCTTTCCAGCAGCGCAATATGAGACCTTAGGCCGCTAATCAATGGCAAAGGCCTTAACTTGCCGCCGAGTGGAACCTTTTGCATAATCCGGAGTTGCCAGCCCGAGCGGCACTCGTCAGCCGCTCGGGTGAATGATACCTCGGCGCTGCACAAGTAGTCCCTTCTACGCAGTTTTCAGGCGGCACCGCCTGTAAGCTGGGAACGAATAATGCAGGACCGAGAAAATCACGAGCTACCGGAACAAAGCGCATTGACCGACGAGAATACCGTATCAGCCCAAGAGACAACTGTTGCGACGCGTCGGAAGTCTGTGGGCATTAACTCCGGAGCCGATCCCGGTCGACTGGAGGCTGCGGTATATCTCGGCAGAAGATGGTTGTCACTTCGCTAAAAACCAACGGCATCAGTGGCAGGGAAGTCAGCGCCGCATGTGCGCCGTCACGTTGATCGGCGCTTGTTGGCGCGCTCTCGGGCCGGTGGCGAACGTGTAGAGAGCTTCTGCGGTCACAGATCGCTATCCCGAAAAAGCCCCTCCCGCCGGTCTGGCAAGAGAGGCTTTTTGCCCGAGCGTTCGAGTTCACAGGCAGGGGTATATCTGGCGTTGGTAAGAGCGCAATGCAAGCACCGCGTACAGAAGTGTTCCACTTTTTTTATTTACGGGGATTCAGCGCTCTCCGGAGCTCCCATTCGTTGCCGCCAGCCTGGCGATCTCACGCTCCAGCCGCTGCTGGTTCTCCTTCAGGTCCAGTATGATGTCTCTCTGGGAATAGACACTTCCCTGCGCCAGCTTCACCTCGTCTATCTGGCGCTGGTGATCGGCGAAGCGCTGATCGTAGCCCTGCCATACACGGTCGAGCTCGGCGCGCGGGACTTGCGCGTCTCGCAAATCCTTCAATGATGCTTCCTGCCGCAGCCTGTCCTCAGCACCGCGTGCCGATCGCCACTCCATTTCCTTCTGCGTCACCATGTTCTCGCTTATCTTGGTAACGGCCGCTTGGCTTGTCTCGGCTAACCGCACGATGGACCCCTCCAGTCGAACCGTATTGTCCTTGATCGGCTGCAAGGCCATGAAGCCAAGCCCCGTCAGGATGGCAACGCCGACGCTTAGAGCTGCCCAGATGGCCGGCCACTGCGTCTTCGAGTTGCTGCGGAGCTCATTGGACAGCGCCGCCAGGTTCGCATTGACGCCCTGGAACCCTGTGTTCATGTTCGAGCGCAGGTCTATGATATCCTTGCCCTGGTTCTCTACCCTCTCGGATAATCGAGCCCAGTTGGCCATTGGATCGAACGAGCTGTTGCCGTTTCCGTTCATATCTTCATCCGCCATTATGCCCCGGCCGCCTCTGTCTTATTCCCGAATACGGTGCATTAACGTTCTGAGAACCAACCGGCTGTTAGCGTATGCCCAGCCTGTGCGATCCCCTGTGTCGCGCGGCTAGGCCGGACTTTCCCGTGGCAACAGGATCGTCCGGCCGCGCCCCGTTCATTCCCGGATCGGCTTTCGAGCCACGAACCTGCCATAGATCGCAAAGAGGCCACCTAGAGCCGCGCCTGCGGCTGCGAGCGCTGCGGCAATATTGGCCTGCTCTTCCGCGCTGATCGTCACGGTTTCGCCGATCACCCAAGACAATAAGGGTGCGGCAAGAGGTGCAGCGATTGCGACGATCGAACCCCAGACAACTCGCGACTGCCACCACGGCTCATTATTCGTGGCGTTGATGATCTCCGGGGCAATCTTCGACGTGACTGCGTCAATGATCGGGCCGGCGGCAGCGGCGTCCGCCGGGACAGCCGGATTGGCGACCGTGGTGATTACGGCCGCGGCGATCTTGTTCTCGAGCTTTTTCTGTGCGTTGTTCATAGCGCCCCTCCTTATTCTGCGGCCTTGGCTTCGCGCAGAGCGAGCGTGATCGCCGCATAGGCTTCGGCAGCCTTCACGAGCGCGGTTGCGGCGGTGATGCTGCTGGGGCTCTTGCAGACGACGTCGAGCGCCGACCAGGCAGCAGCCTCGCGGGCAATCGTGCGGGGCTTGATGTTGCCGGCGCTAGCGACGACCAGAAACGCCGAGTGGGCCGTGGCAGCTGCCGAGCAAATCTGTGGCAGGTTTTTCTGAATGGCCGAGTCGATCGAGCCGGTCGTGGTGCAGGAGGCGAGCGAAAGCGCCGCCACCCATGCAAAGATCAGTGAACGCATGATGAGGTCCTTCGATGTTGGGAGGGTTAAAGCTTGGATTTTGCTTCGGCGCGCAGCTTGTCGCCGCAGGCCTTTGCGCCTTTCACGGATGGATCGAACGCGAGTCGCGTGAAATCCCATTTTCCGCGTTGCTGAATGCCCAGGTTGTTTTGAACCTCGGCATGAGAGAGGACGGTCTTGTCAGTGACCGCAATGGAGTAGCGCCGACAGAGGTCGGCGACGACGGATGTCAGCGCATCCCACTGGGCCCGGGTCATTGGATACTTGCCGGGATCGAATGGCGCCTCGTTTGCACCGCCCATGCAGCACAGCGAGACGCCGATCGATCCAGAGTTGGCGCCGAGCGTATGAGCGGCGTAGCCCTTCTTCGCCGGCGCTTCGTTGAGCTTGATCGAGGGAATGCCGCGGACCAGTTGCCCATTGTCCTCGATGAGGATGTGATAATGCCCGCGGTCGAATTCGCTGGCCTTGTGGGCACCCGCCGTCCAGTGGAGAATGATCCTCTCCATCTTGGCACCGGGCATCCAGTCGGCGGGAACCTCGCTCTCTCGACCAGAGGGGGGCAGAGACGCGGGTTTCGGCTCTGCCGCAGGTTTGGCGCCGCGCAACCGCTCCAGGTCATCTAAAACCTTGCTGAAGGCCACCCTCGTCTCGTCGCCGAAGTCTCCGTCTGCCCCGAACTTCGGCAACGGATAGCCGAGCGCGATCAAGCGCCGCTGCAGAGACTGCACGGTCGTTTTCATCGTCATCTGTCCTTCGGGGAATTAAAGGTCGACCGCAGCCATCCACATGGCATCAATCTGCTCGACAGTGAGGCCGAGCGAAGCGCCCACGCTCGCGATGAGCGGATGCATGCGGTTGAAGGCGGTGGCGTATTCCCATTCGATCAAGGCGGCTTCTTTGTCTGGGCCTGCCGGCATTGCTTCGATAGCAGTCGTTACCTGGGCCGGGGTAAGACCCGAATTCACCAGACCGAGACGGAATTGACGTGCCGTCAGTGGCGGCATCGCTGCTCGGGCTTCTTCCGGAGTCGGGGGCGACGGTGGGACATAGGCGAGTATCGGGGCATCCGGATTTGCGCTAAGCCATGCCCTGATCTGTGGGTTGATGCCATGCGGGTCGATCTGGCGGGACCTGTATTTCCCAAATTCGGGCTCACTGTCTGCCGCGAATTGGATCATGACCTCTACGTCATAGACACCCTGCCCCTCTTCGGTCTCGGATATCGTGAGGATTTCAGTGGTGATGGGGTAAGTCTCGTTGGTCGTGTCGGTCATTCATGCCACCCTCTGGTATATTCCGAAGCGGTCTCCGGACACTGTGTAGCCACCACGATGACGCCACGTTCCGGACAGTGCAGCCTCGGCGCCTTCGATGCTGTAGCCGGTCGTCCCCGAGAGCCTGACGGTGGTCGTGGAATTAAGATCAGGTCGGGTTCCGCCGAGAGAGGCAAACACGATAGATCCGACCGGGAAGACGGTGTTGGACACGCTCGAGCCTGTGTAAAGCAGAGCAGTGACGTCCATCACGGCGAGGCCGCCGAGGCCTAGGTTCGTGCGCGTCGTCGCGGCACCCGTTCCGGCAAATGAGATTGCCATGTTTGTGGGCAACCGAATGCCAGTCGCCGTGATGTCGACGACCCCCGACCCGGCGTAAGTGAAGCGTATTGCGTCGGAGACACGATAGATGCCGACAGAGGCGCCGAAATTGATGGTTGGCGAAGTGGCAGAACCAGCAACCGCGCCACTGCCAACGGTGAGAGAGCCGCCCGCCAGGAAGTCGCCGTTGATGGTAATCCCACCCGAAGAGGTGATCCGGGCTTGCAGTGTACCGGAAGCAGACCCGTAAGTTCCTCCGTTGCTGAACAACAGGTCACCCGTCGACTCCTGCACGTAGCTCGACCAGGTGTGGCTATCGGACTCCCAGAACATCCTGCCTGAACTGGTGTCGGATGGCCTTAGCCTGATGCCTGACGCGCCCGCGGTCGGGTCGACAGTGATCTCGGGAAGCGTCTGCATCGCCGACCAAGTGTTGGTGCCGTTCAGAAGCGGAACGTTGGCACCGGACGTACTCGTGTTTTGCGTGGCAGCCGTCCCGAGTCCTAGGGTACCGCGCGCCGTTCCTGCATCGGCATCATTCAGTAGCGTCTGGACGTATGCGCTGACACCAAGATTGGTGAGGACGTTTCCAATAACGGTCGAATTGCCGAAAGTAATCTGTGAGCCAGACGGGATGTCCAAGCCGGTGGCCGTGATGTGCGCTTTATTGGAGCCGGCATTTCGAAGATCGATATTGCCGCCGGTGCCCGACGTAATGACCATCGCACCCGGTGTTGTCGCGTGCGCTGACCCATAAAACTGAGCCCACGCTCCGCTCGTGGAGACGTTGGAATTGCTCGAGCTGAGAGACAAGACATCGGTCGTTGCGCCAGAAACCGTATTGGTTATCCCCGTGCTTCCCGTGTATTTGATCCCGCCAGTAAAAGTCTGTTGGCCGCTCCAGGTATTGGCGCCGTTGAGAAACGGCAGCGTAGCCCCAGAGGTGCCGGTGTTCTGGGTGGCGGCCGTGCCGAGCCCCAGCGTGCCCCGGGCCGTCGTTGCGTCCGCGTCATCGATAAGGGACCGCCCATAGGCCGTGATCGTCGCCACCGCCGCCGTGTCGGTCGCCGTCAGATAGATCATCTGGTTGGCGGACGTGGTGAGATCGGCGATGGACTGCAGAAGCGCGTCATAGGCCTGCACGTTCGTACCGATCGCCAGCCCGAGAGCCGTGCGCGCGCCGCTCGCCGTGGTCGCCCCGGTACCGCCGGCAGTGACCGGCCGCGCTGCATTGGCATCCGCCGTCAGATCGTCCACCAGAGCATTATAAGGCACGCTCTGAATGGTCGTGTTGGACACGCCTTTCGTGCCGGCAGGAGGGGAATAGACGCCACCAGTTCTGGGCATTGGAATTCTCCATAGAAAAAAGGCCCCGCGAGGGAGCCTTTGCTAGATTTTCTCGTATCGACGTCTATTGACACTAGTCGCCAATAAGTTGTTGAGTGCGCCTCAGGGGAACTAAGGGGGCACATCTTGAATTTTTACTTGGCGGGGCGGCTATCTATTGCCGCAGCAATGACGTTTGTTTTGTCGAGTTGCACAACGACACAGGCAGGTTTCCGCAAAAATCCTGAGGGTGTGAGCAAGTCAGCGCTCTGTCGAACTTTCATAACAAATACCGATCTGGCCTTTACGCAGGAGCTAACCAGCGAGCTCGCGCGTCGCCGCATTGACCCAATCGAATGCGTCAACATGGTGCAGCGGGAGAACCAGGCTGCGGCGGCTATCGTAGCCGTAGCATTGGTGGGAACCGCGGTAGCCGTCTGCGCGAAACATAATTGCGGTGGTGGTTCGTCCTATCCATCGTACGCACCGTACCGTGGAAACTGCCAGTACGATTGGCAGCGCGACGCTGCGGGCAACAGATGCGGAAACCGAAGTGCACAATCTCGCCCGGGTGGGTACGGGTACTGAAGCTCGACGAGTGCCATCTTCATTTTCCACGACACTCGTGTATGTTGTGGTCATGAGCGCACGCCCCACTATTGAGCACGACCCACACGAACCGAAGATCGATCGGCGGCCGGAGAGCTTTCGGCTGCTTTTCTTAATCGTTGCACTCGGATGGGCTGGGTATTTCTATTCATTCCGGGCTGACTGGACTGCCATTTTTCTCGGTTTCGGCACCGGAGCCGTGTTCATCCTCTGGGTTTCCTCCCGGTATCGCCATTTATGGTAGCCGGGCAATCCCGGCATTCGACCCCTGCAGCATGCTCTCCAGGATCATCGCGCGGAGCTGATCGCGACTGACCTGCTGCCCACGCACTCGGTTAAGTGTCGCCAGTGCCTGATTCGGATCTGTTTCGACCAGTGAGCGCCCCACTCTTTCGACGACACGAGGCGGCAGGCCTTTGCCGGCGTTGAAAGCCTGGCGAGCACCCGTCAGTGCAGCCTGCTTCCAATTTCCGGTCAGAAGGTTCGTGAGGACAGCCGGGTCAAAGTTTGCCATGTCGTCGATGTCGCCGAGATTGTCAGCGGTTCGGCTATTGCCAAGTGCGGCATTCGACGTCTCGAACATCCGGTTCTCTCGGCCGATGCGGTTCCCGAGCTGCTCAGCGCGGCCTGGAGCGGCGAACGCCTGAAACTCATGTTCATACTTCGGTGTCGTCAAACCACGGGCCCGGTTTGTGGCCGGCCCCATCGGAAGGCTTTCGATGTCCGCGATGATCGGATCAACGTAGCCGGACCGGAACGCCTGCTGCTGCTCTGGCGTCAGTGCATTGAACTGCTCAATACTGTTCTCTGACCGGACGCGGCCCGACTTTGCCGCCTGACCTTCCGCCACGCTGTCGATCACTCTGCTCCGACTGGCAAACGTATCGTTGGCATTCCGGTAGGCGGGAGACGCGTTTTCAAGCGCCCGATCGACCTCCCGCTTCACCTGGCTGAGGTAGTTCGCCCTGTTTCCCGCCCCCTGCCCTTCTGCCTTCGTGATCATGTCATCGAGATCGAGTTTCGCGCGGAAGAGAGCATTGAAATCGGTGACCTGCGAATTTCCGTCCGAAATCATCCGGCGAACACGGGCAAGCGCGCCCTCGATTGTGTCATACCCGATATTATCCCGGGGACTGACAACTCGGTTGACGCCCGGCAACAGGGTCTCGTCGATCCTGTCGAGGATAGGCGTCACGTTGACAGGGCCGGCGCCCCGGCGGGCCGCGGTGTAGAGCTGGTCAGCTTCGATATCGCGGGCGTTCGTCAAGGCGCGGCTAACTTGATCCGAGGTCTGCGGAGCGTCGAAACCTTCGGCCAAGGCATTCGCCAGTCGCTGAGGCTGACCAAGCTGACGGCGAACGAGAAAGTCAGTCACCTCCTGGCGGGCATCGTTCGGCGTTCTGGTGACCGGCACAAGTGCCCGCTGTCCGGCGTTCCCCATCGCATCGGCTACCGTGTACATCGACTGCCCATCATCGGCCGCGGAGCGCATGATGTCTGCAATCTGCTCAGGCGTCTTGCCGGACCGCTGCAAGTAAGTTCGGAGGGCTTTGTCGGTGTATGCGGCCGGGCGGAAGGGAGCGACAAACGGAGCGGTAGCACCTTTTACGGCACCCGCTATGGCCGTCGTTGCGCCAGGCAACGCTGCGCCTACGCCCAGACCGGCGGCAAGACCGGTCGTCGAGCTCGATATGCGGTCATCGAACCCTTCCCCGGTACCAAAACCTTGAAGAGCACCGAGGACTGCGCCCTCTTTCGCGGAGGCTACAGTTACGCCTCGCAAACCCTTGCCAGCATTGATCGCATTTGTCGTCGCTGACAAGCCGTTCCGTGCCAGCCCAACCCCACCGCCCACGGCGCCGAGAATTTGACCTGTGAGACGCTCGGCCGTTCGCTTCTTGGCATCGATCTCGTCCGTCGTGCGTTGTGCTTTCAGGTTTCTGTCGTATCGCTCGGCAAGCGAGCCGCCGTCCTGACCCGTTCCGAAGAGAGGATTCAAGAGCGCATCCCCGCCGGCGGCAATTTCATCAGCCATGCCGAACGACATCGTGTCCGCAGCGCCTCGGATGAACGTATCAGCACGCCCAAGCCAGTTGTCGCGAGCATCCACCTGTTGCGGCTCTGACGGCTGCTGCGTTTGCGGCAAAGTGGACGGTGTCTCCGGTGACGCCGCGCGCATGCGCGAAATCTCAGCGGCGAGCGCCCGCGCGGCCTCGACGTCGCCGGCCCTGTCGGCATTGATAAGAGCGTTCGAAAGTTGATCGAGAGTGGCCATCAGGGCGTTCCGTACTTCTTCAGGAGATCATCAATGTTCTGACCAGTCGCGGGCGCCCGATCAGGCTTATAGTAGGTGCCGCCGCGCAAATCGGCTGCTCGATCATTGTTGAACTGCAGCCGCTTTTCGGCCAACGCTCGAGCGCGGGAAAACACCTGCTTACGGACCTCTCGAGGCATGGTCGACGAACCCTGAAGTTCGAGGAGAATGTTTCGTTCGCCCTCTGTCGGGTTCCCGCCGAAGATGGTCTTGAGCTGCGTGATGGCCTGACCAATGATGGCGTTGTCCATATCGGTCGTGGCCTGGGAGCTTTGCGGGCTCGAAACGATGTCCGGCACCATCCAGTCAGGCAGATTGTTGCCGATCGACGCCCGAGCGCCAGCAAACCAGCCGCTATTCGCTTTGTCGGAAAGCCCTTCTGCTTGCGAAAGGGCATCGAGGGCGCTTTGGTTTGCCGCCACCATCTCGTCGGCTTCGAGAATTGCCTTCTTGTCAGTCGCCGTAAGAGACTGGGAGTCTTCACGCGGGAACTTCCCGGTTAGCACGAACGACTCATAGCGTGGGTCGTCCGGAGAAAGCCCTAGCTCTGCTGCTGCGGCCTTACGAGCATCAATCTCGTTGCCAACATTGATTGTCTGGCCGGCGCCGCCGACAGCATCCACCTTGCCACCGCGAGAGACCTGATAGAGACGCTGATCTGTGTCGGGAATGCCGTATTGCTCGCGCTCTTCCGGCGTGAGCGTCCGATATTCCGGCTGGCCCATCTGATCCAGTTCCGCCTGAGTCTTTTTCAGCCCGAGCTGGTAGGAAGGATCGTTCCGCTTCTGCTCGGTCTCGTACTGCTGGCGCTGCATCCATATCTGCTGCTCGCGGGCTGCTTGCTCTTCCTGCTCCTGCTGCTGGTACAGCGTCTGCAGAACCGCCTTCTGTTCCGGCGATAGCCACGGATTGCTCAGTGCCTGAAGGAGAGCCATCTTATCCGGCCCACCCTGTGCCGGTGCCTGCTGCGGCGGCTGTTGCTGCCCCATCGCCTGCGCCTGAGCCACCTGATCGGGAGAGGCCGGAGCGCCGCCCATCAGTGCCGGCATGATGCCGCCTTGGGCGTTGGCGAGCTGCTGGGAGCCTTGGAATTGCTGCGGGATGCCCTGGGGCGCGCTCTGCGGGCCTGCCGCCTGCGGCGCGTTCATGCCGGGGAACTGAGCTCTATACTCTGGGGTCTGCTCAAAGGCTGCCACCTCGTCCGACAAGGACGGCGTGGCCTGCTCCGGCCGCTGGCCCTGCGGCTCCATACGGAAATCTTTGTCGTCGTAGACCGCCGTGGGCGTGTCTATGCGCGCGCCTGGGCCGCTGTAAGGGACGGAAGAAGGTGCGGGACCGCGCAGAGCGGCAAGGCGCGCCCTGTCCTCTGGCGAGTATTGAGACTCGTCGGCGATAACAGCGCCACCTCCGGCAGCCATAGCGTTGACCGCGCCTGTGGCCGTCTGCGGAGGCATGCCGGCTGCAGGGTCAAGGCTGGCTACCTCTGTTGGCTGCTGCGCCTGGGGTCCGAGCGCGCTCATGAACTTGCGCCCATAGGTGCCGACGTCTGTCCCGAGGGAGTCCTTGCGGTTCGTCTTGCCGACGCCGCGGGGGCCTGCAAACCACGCCTGCGCCGCGCCTTCCGGCCCGAACTTCTGCACGTAGCTGTTGAACTTCCCGTCGAAAATGGCGTCTTGAAGCTGAGGGTTCGCCATGAACTCGTCGGGGTTCACCTCGCGACCGAGCACTTCGCGCGACCAAGGACCGATATTGGCTTCCATGATCTGATAGCGGCCGAGTGCGCGCCCCATCTTGGGATGCGTCGGGCCTACAGCTTTGTAATCGCCGCTCCCGGCGCTCTCGATCGAGGCAATGGCGTCACGATAGGAGGAAGAGCCGGAAGGATTCGGGCTTGTGCTCGCCGGCTTGATGCCCGGAGAAAGCATGCTCGAGGCGCTCACGTCGGGCGCCTGCCCGATGATCCGGTTGAACAGGTCATCCGCAGCGCTCCGCCCGGCCTTCTCCGCCTTTCCGTCACGGTGGCGGCCGATGCCCACGGCTGCACCCTTCAGCATGGCGCCAATGCCTTCATAGGCGTTCTTCGGCGTGCCCCCCATCAGATGAGAAGCAAGAAGATCCGCCATCTCACGCTTGCGAGCGAGCGTGTCGGGCGTCTCCTTGGTATTGCCGCCGAACAGGAACGAATAGGCCATTTATTTCTTCCTTCCTGCATCGAAGAGAGCGCCGTAATTCACCCGCCGGAGGCCGTCAGCCCCCTTGCGTACGGCGTCGGGGCGGACCTTCTCCACCTCCTGCGCCATGACGCCGATCCGCTTCGGGGCGCTCTTGCCTTCGCCCTTGTAGCGATACTCGTAGAGGCCGCCGACCTTCTTGATGTCCTTCTTCGCCGTCTTGTCCGACAGCGTGAAGAGCCCGGCGAGACCGCCCATAAGGCTGCCGATGCCCGCCTGGTTCTGCTGGTATGCGCCCATCTTGTTCGCATAGTCCTGCTGCACGAGGCCGGCATAATCGACGGTCGGCATGGGGTTGCTCTGCGTCGGGACGAAGCTCGGGCTGTTGACCTGGGCTCCGGACATGAGGCCGATGATTTCGTTGATCGGCTGGTTGCGCTGGGCGTAGAGCTCGTTCAGATACTGCGCCCGCTGCTGGTTCTGCATGTTGAACTTCGACTGCTGCGAGTTGAAGCTCTGGTCTTGCAGGGCATTGTTACCCGCCGTCGCCGTATTCTGGTTCTGGTACTGCTGCTGCAACGCATCGTTGCCGAACTGCGCGCCGGCCAGCCCTTGGCCGAACTTCTGCTGCTGGGCGGCGTTGTTCGCCTGCTGCTGCGCCTGGTTCTGCCCGAACTGCTGCTGCTGGGCGGCATTGCCCATCTGCATGTTGTTGGCGTTCTGGGCGTATTGCTGCGCCTGCGCCGAGTTGGCGAACTGCCCGGAGCCGAGAAGCTGGTTATAGGCCTGCTGCTGGGCGGAATTCTGGAAGGTTGCCGACTGATTAGCGAGCCCGGCAAGGCGGGATTGCTCCTGCCCAGCGCTCAGGATGGCCCCGAGGCGCGCATCCGTGGAAGACCGGTTCGCCTCGTCGATCGCCCGGTTATAGGCCTCAGAGCCCGGCTGCAGGCCCTGATTGGCCAACCGCGTTTCTAGAGCGGCCCGGTCCCGCTCCATCTGCGGGTTCAGGCGCTGCATCAGCGCATCTTCGACCTTCTGGCGATCGGCGCTGAAATCCGTCTCATAGCTGCGTGTGATGTCGCCGGCGTTGCCGAGCTGGTTCTGTATCTTGCCGCTGTCGGCAACCTGCTTCTGAATATTGCCGGCGCCGGCGATCGAGGATTGTACGTTGCCGTAATTGCCGAGGCTGGTCTGTAGCTTCGGCCCGCTGCCGAACTGCTGGTATTGCGGCAGCCCGATTGCACCGGCGTTGCCACCAGCAGGGGCGCCGGAGATGTTGATCGGCTTGCCAAGCAGGTCGTTCAGCTTGCCAGATTGGGTGTTGGCAAGGGTCGCCATGTTCAGTTCGGCGGTGTCGGTCTGGTTCTTAATCGCCTGCTGCTGCTGCGAAAGCGTCTGCGTCGCGGTCGGGACCTGCAGATCGTATTCCTTGCCGCTAAGCGGATCTTTCCACTTCTGCGTCGTATAGGTGTACGTCAGGCTGCCATCAGGCGTGACCTGGTTGACGTTGCCCATTACGTTATTGGCAACGGAAGTGCCGATATTTGTCGCGGTCTGCGCAGAGGCTGTCTGCTGCGGGTCCGGCGCTTTCGGTGCGTCAGGGTAAAGGCCCATGATTTAATCCCTTATCCAGTCTTCGACGGTCTCTCGCGAGCCGGAATGGCAGAGTTCAAAGAAGTCTTCCGACGTGGTCTTGGCGTGATCGTAGCCGCCGCAGATCGCCGCGACCGCGGTAATGATCGAGCCAACCGCCTCACGCATAATGAAGCCGAATTGCCGCTTCAGGGCGTCCCGAGAAGACCGCCATTCATCGCTCAACTGCCATTGCACGATGACGTTGTTGATCAGTGGCGCGAGCGTGGCGGCATGGCGGATGAAGAACGGATTCTGCGGCAGAACGGTGAGCGTCCGGACCAGCAGCCAGCAGGTATTGCGCTGCCGGTTCTCGTCCTCGTCGACAATGTCGTCTGCAAGACGAGCGACCTCCGAAATCTCGCTCAGGAAGTCGGCCGCGGCCACATCGCCGCGCGTCCAGCGTAGAAGCGCAGCCCGCACGGCTTCCGGTTCGCTCGGCAACATCAGGCGCTCGCCTCCCCGGTTGAGACTTGAACGGTGGCGAGATCGACCTCGATATCGAGCTTGAAATCGCCGCCAGAGGTAATGACGCATCCGACAGCGATCATGTCGCCCGTCGCCCGGACGTTCTGCCGAAAGTCGTAGCGCTGCACCTCGGACACGCCGTCCCAGATCGCCACATCCCACAGGCCTACATCCCATTCGGACGAGGTCGCATCGCCCTCGGTCGCCGTGGCGAATGTCGGCGTTGACCGGTCATAGTCGGCGCGTGCGAACAGCCTGACCTTCGGCTTCGTCTTTGCCCGGAAGTACATATGAGCGAGAGTCGCCGTCGAACGCTGTCCGAATTGACCGGCCGGCGAGAACTGCGAGAGATAAGTGGAGGAGAAGGTCAACCCGTCATCCGTGCCGCCTGCGTCCCCTTGCCAGACATAGCCATCGGGCCCACCGAAGAAGAGCCCGCCCTGTAGCGTCTCGTAGCAGAGCGCTTGCCAATTGCTGATCGTTGCCCAGCGCCCGGTCAACACGTTCAGGACATAGGTCGTGTCGGTGACGACGGTGTTTTCCGGGAATGCAACGAACACCAGGTTCTGTTCCGGCCACTGCTTCAGCGTCCAGCCGGTCCCGGTGGCGTTCGCGGCCTTGCGCCAATCATCCTCGATCGGGCGCGAGACGGAGACGAGCGAAAGCGCCTGCCGGTCGCGCTGGAACACCTGTGACATCGGCGTGAGGCCGTCCGTCGTGGCTATGAGAATGTCGCCCCCTGCCCTGATCCAGGCGTTCTTGCCGAGCGGCTTGCCGATCTGGTAGACGCCCTTCAGCGCGAAGTCGGATGCGCTCGACGGGTCGGAACCCGCATAGACGGCAATCTCGCCCTCAGTCGACAGAAACACGCAGAGATCGGAAAGCCCGTCGCCGCTCTCCAGCGACCAGGAGAAGCCGGTCAACAGCGAACCGCCCTTCTTCATCACGCCGCCAAGCGGAAAAACGACGGCAGCCCCGCCCACCGCGTTCACCGGCAGGTAATAGGCGTCAAGCGTGCCGTTCTTCAGGAAGAATTCTCGGTTCTTGAACAGCCAGCCGTAATTGAGCTGCGCCATCGTCGTGCCATCGGTGAAGGTGATGGCCGGAGTCGTCGTCCAGGTCGTGCCGTTGTAGAGCCGCCGGTCGTTGGCGCCGTTCAGGCAGACGAGCCAGGACGTACCGGCATTTGTATGCTGGAATGCGCACCAGTCGCCGCCGCTCATGCCGGAAACATCCGCCACGGTCGTGGTCGGCGGCGCGGCCGGCGCGGTCATGTTGTAGATGCCGGCGTTCGTCGCCATGAACAGCTTTTCATTGCTGCCATATTTGTATTTGAACGCGCTCCTGATGTCGCCGCCGTCTGCCGCGAGGCCCTTCCTCTGTGATCCTCCACGGATTTTGCAGCCCATCAGGGTCGGGAAGAAGTTGCGAAGAACCGTAGCCGAGCCAGACTGTTGCGATGCCATGTCGGCCGTCGTGACAAGGCCTCCCTTTGGTGCAGGGAAGGTCACCGGCTGCGATGACTGTTCCCGGCCTACGGATACCGACCCGCGGTTAGATTGGCCGATACGGCCCGCCCTGGGCTGAATTCTCATCCTGCCCCCCTGTCGGCGTTGATCTCCTGTGCGAGGTCGGCTTCGAACTCGGCGAGATTGTCCTCGTAGGCAAGACCCTTCTGCCGCTTCCAGCGCCAGATGATCCCCTTCACGAGCAGCCTTTCGGGAAAGAGCGTGGTGTCGTCGTCGGCCGCAAATGTCGACTGAGGCCCGGCCGGATCGTTCAGTATCCAGTTCTTCGAGACGTAATCGATCACCGCGCCTACAGCGGCGGCCGCGGGCGAGAACAGCACCTGCCCGCCCTTGATGAAGAAATATGGCGTGGTGGACGGGATACCGACGATCACCGCCCACTGTCCGGAATTGGTGATAGGCCGCACGAAAGTGCCGTCCGATTTCCGCACAGAACCGCCGGGCGTGAGGCGCTGGAAGTCTGTCGGGAGGTTTTCAGGGGACGCGGCAGCGGTGTGGAATTTCAGTGTCTTCTGCCAATCGGCACGGCGTGCAATCTCGTCACCGGCTTCCTGCGCCAGGGCAACCATGGTTTGAGCGTTCGGCTCGTCGGAACCATAGACATTATCGAATTGCGAGAGCGAGACGACGTCGCAAACCTGATTGATCGCGGATAGCAGGCTCATGGCGTCACGCCTCCAACGACCATCTGCGCATTGCCCCAGCGGCTGCGCTCGTCCTCGATCTTCAGCCCACTGAGCGCCATCATCATCAGTTGCTGCGCGGCGGTCGCGCCGTCCACATCCTTGCCCCAGATGGCGATTTCATTGACCAGGGCGAAGAGGTAGACGTCGGGCGCCTTCTCCAAGAGCCAGTTCGTCGGGTTCGACGGCGTCAGCGCCGGAATGCGCCCGTAATAGGTGACGGTAAGGTCCTGATCGGAGATGGGATGCGCCTTGATGGTGCTGCCGACGATGGCATAGCCGATCGGCGCCGTGCCGCTCCGGTCCATATAGCTGTTCGTCAACTGCTGCAGCGAGATTGCACGAATGGGAATGCCCGCAGCGTTCTTGACCTCGCGCGCCTCGAGGAAGTCAGGCGGAAGCGTGCCGTCGCCGTCGACCAGAGAGATTTCGTCGGTCACTTCCATGTCGGCAACGCGAAGCCCGCGGTTCAGCTTGAGCTCGGCAAGACCAAGGAAGCGCGGGAAGTTGTGCGCGATGTCGTCGCGGCCGGCATACTCGCCGGCATCCACCAGGAGGGACGCATAGTCCGAGATGGTCATAGATGCCCCTCTTTCGTCCGCCATGCGCGGTTATCGGAACTGTTGAGGAACCGCTTCACATAGCGGTCGTCGCCCTCTGTGTGAGCCTGTACGAGGCCGGAGTCATAGGCGATGTTGAGCGGGATCGATGCGACGCGGTGCCAGTCCCCGGCCCATGCGCGGCTCGCCTCATTGCGAACCGCCTGGTTCTGGTTGACGATGTTCGTGATCGGATAATCGACGCGGAAAACGTCCTTCTCCCCGTCGAAGTAATGCCAGACGGAGCGGCCAGTCATCATGTCGTGGTCAAAGAGCGTCCACTCTCCGTCTCTGATGATCATTCGGCATCTCCAGGAAGCGGATCGGCGCGCTCGGCCTTACCGGCGTCGATGAGCTTCTTGGCTTCCGAAACCGGAACTTCGATTACGGTCCCGGCCGGCGTGCGCTCGTCATCCTTGAACCACACGTCATAGAGCAGCTTGACGGGGGTCTTTTTGGCGTCTGCCATTGTCTCTGTCTCCTGAAATGGAAAGAGGCGAGCCTTTGAAGCCCGCCCCTGTTGATGATGATCGAGGCCGATTAGCTCGCAGCGGTGAGGCCGAAGAGGTCGGCAGCGACGCCGAGGCCCTTCTCGTTCTTCACCTTCAGCGTGCCTTCGCCGATGATCACGCCCTTGTCAGCGTCACCGGTCTTGGCCACCTTCTTGTCTTCCTGGATCTTGTCGAGCCAGAGGAATTCGACCATGTCGGTGTCGAGGAAGAAGGCGTTTCGCGCCTGAGCAGCGCCGACAGCCTGCACGCGGTTCGGGTGGATCATGACCGTGCCGAACGGGCCTTCGTAGTAGTCGGCCGTGGCAACGATGGTGTTGCGCTCACCGCCCTTGGAGACGGCATAGCGGAACGGGGCCACGTTGGCGTCCGACATGAAGGTGACGAACACGCTCTTGACGTAGGGCGATACCGAGACGTGCCGGAAGTTGGCGCCGCTCTGGTAGCCCGACTGCATCACGCTATCCAGGATGGTTTTCGTGAATGCGCGCTGCGTGCCATCGGTCGGGGCAACGGTCAGGCCGGTACCGGAGTCAAAACCGCCGTTGGCGCCACCGGCACCGCGGGAAACGTTGGTCTCGATCCAGGTATTCAGCGAGCCGAATTCGCGGGTGGAGCCCGCCACGGAAGCGTTGGTGTCGACGATGGCGAACTCGACGTCCTTGCGGATTTCGACGCCCTTCTTCAGCTTCTGATACTTCCGCTTTTCAGCGTTGCCGGCGTTGCTCACAGTTTCCTGCGTGCGCGAGATGATCCACTCCTTGCGCATGATCTGGGTATAGTTGCCCATGCGCTCGGGCGGGGTGATGGCGCCGAAGGTGTATTCGTCACCTTCCGGCTTGATGTTCGCGGCCGGAGCGGCGAGTTCATCCGTTTCCCACTCGGGATGGACGGAAACGCACTTGCCCTTTTCAATGAGCGAGTAGATCGGGGTGTCTTCCGGAGTGATGCGGGACACTACGTCGGAGAGTTCTTCACGGTTGCCGACCGCATTCGTGGTCTGGAAGGTGTTGGCGAGAGCTGCCATGGTTCTGATCCTTTGAAGATGGGTTATTCAAAGTCGATCGACATCGCGTCCTTGATCGACCCGGTTTTTGACAACCTCTTCATCGCATCCTGATTCTTGCGCGCCTGCGGGTTAACCGGCCCGTTCGGCTTGGCCTTCGCCGTCGCCGGCGGGGCGTTTGCCACCTTCGTCATGGCCTTGCTCTTCGCCTGCTCTGCCTGGAGACCGAGTTGGGCGTAGTGGATGACCTTGAAGTAACGGTGATCGGTGAAACCCTGCATCTCGTCCTGAGAAAACCCGAAGTCCTGGCCGGCCTTGAAGGCGTCGGCGAAGAACTTCTCTCGGGCTTCCTCCTTGGCGAGGTTCGGGAAGGCTTCGAGCAACCTGGCGTTCTCGGCCGCAAGAGTTTCCTCTGTCGCGGCCTGCTTGAGCTCGCCCGCCACCTGTTTTGGCTCGGCGCTCATGTCGATGAGGCGCTGAACCTGTTCAAGAGCCCCGTCGTAAACGGCCTTCTGGCGCGTGTACTCGTTCGGGTTCTGCATCGCCAAAGTGCGCGATGGCTCCGGTGGAAGCTGCTGGATCAGGAATTCTGCGATGGCGTTCGCCGTAGAGGCGACGCGGGTGGTCATGGCCTCAAGAGATCCGCGCTTGTTGCCGAGCTCCTGAGTTTTCCGGCGGTAGTCACTCTCCCGCAAATAACCCTGCTTCAGCTCCTCGAGAGGAACCTGCTCACCGCCTTTCAGGGTAATGATGGTGTCCTGGGCTTCGTTGGTCTCCGCGCCCTCGTCTTCGGGTTCGGCAGACTCGTCGCTTTCGGCTGCGGGATCGTCGGTCTCTTGGCCATCTTCAGAGGCCTCATCCGTCGCATTCGTCGATTGCTGCTCTTCCTCTTCCGGCTCGTTGGTCTCGGAGGACTCGGCGAAGTCGAGGTTCACAGCGTCATCGAAGCTGAGTGCGGGGCGACCGCTATCACTCTCTCCGGTGAACGGAGAGTTGGTGGCTGCGTCTGTCATGTCTGGCTTTGCCTTTTAGGTTTGGCCGCGGCCCTATGCCGGGGCGCCCTTCCCATCGGCAGAGGATTGTCCCTCGGCGAGGAACTTGATCTTGCCTTTGAGATTTCGGATGGCCCGCACTTCGGCCGCAAAGGCGGCGCGGGCGTCATGATCTGTGTTCTTGGCGTTCACGCAGCCGTTGACGGCCGCCATTTCGAGCTCGTCCATCAGGAGATGGAAGAGCGGCATGTCGAGCAGCACGCGGGCGGCGGCGGTCTTGTCTTCCTGCCGCATCAGCCCGGATCCCCACCGACATTCACGCTCGATACCGGCTCACGCGTCAGCATCTGCATGGCGCTGGTCTGCCGCTTCAACTGTATCTCCTGCTCGATCTGGTAGCGCTTCAGGGCCATTTCCTGGTTGATGCGCTGCGTTTCAAGCTGCGCTTCCTGCTGCATCTTCTCGCGCTGGAGCTGGGCGTCGAGCTGGGCCTTCTGCTGGTCGGCCTGCGCCTTGATCGTCACCTTCTCCATCTCGGGATCGGGCTTGCTCGCCTGCGCCTTCTGCAGTTGTTCGATCTGTTCCGGCGTCGGCTTGGTGAAATACAGGTCCGGAGTGCGAAGGCCGGCGGCTTCGACACCGCGCGAGACCGAATTCCAGATGTTCTCCGCGGAGACGTACGGATTGTTGACCGGACCGTAAGCCGCCAGCAGCTTCTCCTGCTGCGCCCCTACGACCTGCATCATCATCATGTCGCGCTCACGCGTGCCGGCGCCGAGACCGGTGTTCACGGTGACATCCATGTCCGCATTCCACTGGCGCGGATCGAACGCCACCCACTGGTTTCTGAGCCTCACTGTGCGCGGTTTGTCCTGATGCTTGATCACCAGCCGCAGGAGGCCTTGAAACACGCGCTTGAGGCCCTGTGCGAACGTGCGGACCATCAATTCCGTCTGCCCTATGCCGGCAGCCTCGATCATCGACGAGGCCTTGGCCGTCATGTTCTGCAGTGCATCCGGCGCCATGCCGCTCGAAGCGTCGGAAATGCCGGTGCGATCTGTTGCTTCCTGGTCGAGGTAGGAAAGCATGCCGAAAGACTGCTCGGCGACGAATGGCACGGTGTTGTAGCCGATGGCCCCGCGGACATCGATGCCCTGATTGACCCGGATTGGCTGGCCAAACTTCGGGTTGAGCACCGCTTCCGGGTTGGCAATCGTGCCCTCTTGAACGATCGGCTGCTGATTGTTCTGCCAGTAGAGGTTATCCAGCGTCTGGCGCATGAGCACGGTCTTGACGCGCTGGATTTCAGCCATGTCGTCGGTAACCGAGTTGCCTTCGCGTTGGTGCGGCCGGCGCTCAACGATCAGGTCAGCAAAGGGCACCTCGTCCCATTCCTCATCGTCGAGGAGATTGGTTTCAGCCAGGCCGCCGGCAAAGACCATACGGCGCAGTTCGGCAATGCCGTCGTCGTCCGCATCGATCTTCAGATAGAGCTCGTAATAATCGACCTCCTGCAGCGCCTTGACGATGGAGTCATTCTCGTCGAAGGCATCGCGCCTGCGGGTGAATTCCTCTTCCTCCTCGTCGATATCCGAGCCCGAGGCCGGGAAGCTGTCGACCTTCTCCCGATCGTATCCCATCTCGACCAGATCGGAGCGGCGCAGGCGCGTCTTCATGCCCGTTATCGGGCTGTCGTCGATCGAGATTGCGTCCGGGTGAATGAGGAACTCTTCGAGCGGAACCGCGGCGAGCTTCGTGCACCCGTATTCGGACACGCGGCGGATCTTCACGTTGAAGAGCGTGACCGGCTGCGGCCCCTGCGGCGTGTCGATCTGCTCTTGGTAGGCTTCCTGCTCCAGCACCTCGACATCATCGTCAGCGACGAGTTGCACCAGCGCCTGTTCGTCAAGGCCCGTATGCTTCGAGACCTGGACCTTCCGCTTCTTGTCGTACCACCAGCGGATGATGCCATTGCGCAGCTTCAGCGCATCGTGCGCGGCGTCCTGGACGGCGTCATATCCATCGCTCTCGGGGAAGACGACATAATTGATGTAGTCGGTCGCCTGCTCGGCTGCTGCCTCATCGCCCTCATTGACCGGTTGGTATTCAACAACCTTGTCATTGCCGAGGATCGTGCGGATGAGGGACGGCAGCACCTTCTTGATGGCGGAGCGGACATCGCGGGAGACGACCTTCGACCGGTTGGGATCGGCCGGCGTGTCTCTCATCTCGCCGTCGTAATATTCCATCGCCTTTATGCGATCGACGGAAAGCTCGTCCCGATAGTTCTCGCAATCCTTGACGAGCTGCGAGACCTGGGCCGCAACTTGATCTTTCGACATCGCAGCCATCAAACAACCTTCCGATCTTGGAACTTCCATGCGGCGGCGTCGGCCTTCACCTTCGCAAACCGCTTCATCATTAGCGCGTAGCGAGACGCTGAAATCACGTCGTCGCGCTCTTTGACGACCTTGCCGTCTTTCCGGTGATAGAGCCGGAACTCTTCGAACCACTCGCCGCAGGTCGAGAAGACCTTGAACCGGCCGGTTATCATCCGGTCCAGCATTTCCATGAGGCCAGCCTCAACGCTGTTGCTGCCGTCTTCGAAAGTCGCCCTCTCCGGGAGCAGGTTCAGCCCCTGCGCCCTGTACTGCGATGCGAGGTTCGGGCCGGCGGCCATATCGTTGTTGCCGTCGTGTGGCCATGACCATGGGAGCCAAGCGCCCCACGGCTTCAGTGCGCCCGCATGCACGATGGGAGTCGCCTCACGTTGTCGGTAAACCGTCGTGACGTAGATCACGTCTGCATCACGGTCCCATGCCAGCCGAGCGCCGGCTGTTGGATGGTCCCACCCAAAGTCGATCCCGCAGATCTGGACCCAATGCTTCGGAACCTCGAAGGGAACGACCGTGATTAGTTCCTCAGCTACCGGGAAGATCCGACCCGAGCCGAGCGACGGAACGCCCTTCGTCCTCGCTTCCCGCTCATGAGCAGGATAGCTGTCAATGATCTTCTGCCGCTCTTCCGGCGTGTAGTGCTCGGCGTCCTCGATCGTCATCGTGATGACGCTGCGATCCGGTGAGTGCTCCAGAATGTACCGGGCGACGACCGAACTCATGCCCTTGAGAGGCGTGAACGTGACCGCGATCAACCCTTGCGTTGCGTTGGTTCGCGTGATGCCTTCGAAGTACACGTCTTCTGGCGGCTCTTCATCGAACCAGATGTAATCAACCGTGTTTGCCTGCCACTTACCACGACCCTGCTCGTATGCCTTGAAGAGCAGAGTTGACGTTCCACCCGAGACATGCCGAACCGTGATGCTATCCAGCGCGCCAGACACCCCAGAGCGCCGGGTGCTGGAGATAATATCGGCCTTCGGTATATACCCAGTGCCCCATTCCTCCTCAGTCATCGGAGGGCCAACGAGAAGGCGCTGCACGCCGTCCCTGGTCAGCTCGTATGACTCCGAACCGGCAATTGCGACAATCGGCTTGTCGTAGCGCTTGCCTTCCCACCAGTCCGGATATTTGCCGGTGAGATGCATCGCCGCTTCGGCAGCACCCGCAAGCGTCTTGCCGAGCTGGTTACCTGCCATGAACAGGCGTTCGCGGTAGCCATTGCCTGCCGCGTGAAATTCCTTCTGCTTCGAATAGGGCTTATAGATCGCCAGCAGGTTTTGTTTCTTCCGCCTCTCCTTCTCCTCCAGCAATTGGAGCAACTCCAGCTTTTCCGAGGAGGTAAGCGAGGCGAGCATCGACGGCGGTGTCTGACATTGTGTCGATGCTGCCGGAGTGGTTGAGGTCAAGCCGATCACCGTATTTCTTCGGAGCAATCTTGCTCATGATCCACTTGCGCGTATCAACGCGAAGCTTGGCCCGCTGGATGGCGTCGTGGTTGACGATTTCCCGGCCATCTTCCGTCTTGAGGATGTCGCCTTCCTGGCTGTCGGCAATCTGCAGGATTTCGTCGGCGAGGGCTTCCATGCCAGCTTCGCGCGCGCGGGCGTATTGCGCACCGAAGTCCTCGTCCTGCATCACCCATTTGCGGACCAGGCTTTCAGAGGGCGTTCCTTCAGCCGAGCAAATCTCTCTCAGGCTTTTGCCGATCGATAGCTTTTCAAGGATCTGCTCTCGGGCTTGCCCGTCCCACTGAGACTTACCCGCCATTACGCTGCTCGACCAACCGAGGGCGTGAAGAGACGGCTGGCGCGCCGTTTGTGCTTATCGCCTTCCAGAACTGGTTACCCAGCGGAGCGCTCATGATCTCACCTGTGAAAAATGGAAACCGCTCATGCCAGCGGCAGGCTTGACACCGGCAAGTTAAAACCGGAGCGTGCACTCTCTAGTGACCAAGGGAGATTCGAAATGAGCGACCAGATCAAGGCGGGCGATGTCGTCCAGCTCAAATCAGGAGGCCCGTTGATGACGGTGGCCAATGTAGACATATACGGATACGAAAATACACTAAGCGCCTATTGCGACTGGTTCATTCAGGACAAATCTCCCTGGAAGAAAGAGAACGGCACTTTCCCGCTTTCTTCATTGAAGAAGGTTGAGTGAGGTCGCGAGCGCTTGGAAAATTTCCGTGCCGCTCTTTTTGGCTGGCCTTCAGCGCACCAGCACGCTTGCTAAGCAATGAATTCGCTGACCACTCTCATACGTTGATCGTAATTAACAAGGACCCGAAATGAACTGGACAAAGATCAAGTTGGTGGACGGCACTACCGTGCTGGTCGAAGACAGATACGACCACGCCTCATTGGGGCAGCAACTGGCATCCGTTGGCTGCATAACGGTGACAGAGCATGAAACCATCACAGGGACGTCGCTGCCTATCACCATCATGCGGCATGCTGTCCAATATCTTCGCCCGTACGAGGAATAAAGCGAACGGCCGACGCGATGTTGAGCGCGTCGGCCTATCAGTTACCATTGAATGGAAATTTGGCAAAGTACAGCCGGCGCGGGGAATGCGAAATTTCCCCTAAGCCCCGTGGGTCGCTCTATGGCGCCCAGCAGAACAGGCTGCAAATCGCTGATATGCAATCTAAGCTACTCGCCTGATACTTTCAAGGCCTATTTCCACCTCGCGCAGAGAACCGAACATCTCCACACAAGCTTTGATCGCGCGCCGCCCTACTACATTCGTTACTGATGCGTAATGACCTGCCAGAGGCCCATCCTTGAGCTGGACGCTATCGCCGGCCTTGAGACGGCGGACTGTCGGCCGGAGCACGTCGAAGTCTCCTCGCTCCTGAGCGTCCCGGATATCTTCCACGATGTTACCCGCCACGGGGATCGGTGTACCTCCCGCGTCGGCGAGGACCGAGGTTACATTCCGCATCTCACGCAGCGTGCCAAAATCCGAGATACGCAGATAAGCGAAGACGTAGCCCGTGAAGAGCGGGTATTCCTTCATCAGCCATTTCTTGGTTTGGAAGTGCCTGGTCTCCCGCCGCATCATCGGGCAGTAGACGGAAATTCCATTCTCCACGAATTCGAGCGTGGCCTTTTGCTGCTGCCCTGCCCGCGTCCTTACAACGTACCAGTGACCCATTCAAACGCCCTCGTTTGCGATTTGCCAAACCATATCAAATATTTGAGGTTCCTGCATTATTCAGCCAGGAGATCCCGGTACTCGGCGGTCAGGTAATCAACAGGTTCTTGGGGCACCGGCACGCCGAGGACGGATGCAATGCCGATATTCGACAGCTCGTCCGCACGCTCGTTGCCGATGATACCGGCATGCCCCTTGCACCAGCGAATGGTGATCTGGTCAGCGCCGGAGAGAGCAGCGTCGATCGCCTGCCAAAGCTCGATGTTCTTCAGCTCCTCGTTCCCCGGTTTCTTCCAGCCCCGCTTCTTCCAATTGTGCATCCACTCATTGGCACCCTTCACCGCATACTGAGAGTCGCACCAGAGCATCGCCGGAGGTCCGAGCGCCTTTGCGGCCTCAATGCCCCTCAAGAGCCCTGTCAGTTCCATCCGGTTGTTCGTGGTGTCAGCGTCACCACCGTGATCGGAAGCAACCTCCACCCCGTCCCTGAAGACGGCCACACCCCAGCCACCTGGGCCCGGATTGGGGTCACACGCCCCATCTGCGAAAACGTGAAGACCCGCCGCAAAAGCGGCATGGTCAATCTCGTAGAAGGTCTTTCCGGCCGGCCGCGGCTTCTTGAAATTCTGCCACTTAGCCATCACAGCTCCTTTTAATGTAGTTTCGGCGGCCGGTTGAGATCTGCACATAGGCAGGCCGCCAGTTCATTGGTGGCTCGAAGACCCGCCCAGGGGGCTCGGTTCGATACCAGGAGCCATCTTCGTCCAAGAAGTAGTAGACGCCCTCTGGAGAATGGTATCCGGCCAGATCGTTGAACAGTAGATCGCAGAGCGTTCGGCCGGGCCTCGCTTCTGACATCGGCCGCCACGGGTTCTCGCGGTCGTGCGCTTCGCGCGCTTTACGTTCGGCTATCGTCATGCGGCGCCCCCGGACCCGCCGATTTCCAGCGCAGGGAGCCACCCGGCACCCACCTTTTGGCATTCGAAGTGAATGGAAATCAGAAAATCAACACGCTGATTTTCGATCTCCTGAGCAATGATGCCCACGGATTGCATTTGCCGGATATGGGAACGGACGGCCCGAGACAAGATGTGATCGGCCTCCCGGTTGGAGCGTGCGTTCGCTAATTGCGTAGCGACTTTGCGAGCGTGCCCGGTTCTCAGCCTTGAGGGGAACGGAATGATCGAGGTCATGCAGCGTCCTCACGGTACAAATCAGTTTCTAAAAGTCGATACGCGCGGCCGGCAATTGGGTCACCCTGAGTGGCGTCGTCGCTGTCGTGAATGGCTTCGAGGCGCTCGTAGATCGCGTCGGCAATTGGCCGACTGAAGAGCCTACCGTCTCTCAGTGCTCTGTCGAGACCCGCCAAGAAGGCGTGATCTTTTTGATAGGAAAGCACGCGAGCAGCAACCGTATCGTCTGAATGTACTGCCTTGAAAGCTGTCTCCAGAGACCCGGCATTGACGCCTAAGGCGTCGTTCTTTTCTACACCCTGGCCACGCGATGAATGTGCACCATTTTCCACGGAAATGGTGCCGACCCGGAACACGTGTTCTTTCACAGAGTTCCCTTCACAGTGTTTGGGTGCAGTTTCTTGCACCGGGTAAGGTGCAGTTTTTTGCACCAAGGGGGTGCAGTTTTCTGCCCCTCCCTTACGGCGTTCCTCTGCTGCTATGACTACTTCACCAGACCTTGCGCGCGCTTCATACTCAGCGACTAGATCGCTCAGCTTCTGCCAGTGAACCTCGTACGAACTGCTCTGATGTCCGCGCAATTCTCTGGAGACAATTCCGCGGGCGACGAGTTCTTGAACCGCGTTTTTGATCGTCCGAGGTGAGAAGCCGGTCTCTTTCAGCAGTCTTGCTTGCCCTGGGTCACATCTGCCCGTTGAGGCGTTTGCGTGCCATACGAGCCAACCACCCACAGCTCTTGCAGCCGGCGATAACTTCGGCATCCAGAGGAGAGCGTAGAGTGCTTCGTGTTTCTGACCTTTGGCGGGAGCTTTGCTCATCAAACAGCGGCCCTCGTGTTGTCTTCGAGGACTTTGATTTCGCTCTCCAAGCGATAGCGGCCGTGCACTCCTGAAAAAGCGCCAGCGTGGGTTTCGTAGGTGGTGGAGATTGCAAAGCCCTTCTTTCGCAAACAGTACAGGTAGTGCCCGACCCTAGGGGCCGGCCTTTCCAGCGTGGTTACGCCCGCCCTGCCTGCGTCGATCAATTGCTGTAGCATCCATGCCAATCTCCCTTGAAGGTTGATTGGCAGGTCTTCCGGCTGGCCGTCATTCAAAATCTGGACACGAAGGGAGTAACTATGCTTAGGGTGAGACGTCATCGACGACATCCTTTCGTTGATGAGGGAGGGGTCGCTGGAAAAGCGACTACCTGATTGAGCGGCTGGGGGAGTGGTTGGCGCCTGGACCCCCGCCGCTTTTTCGTTTCCAACCCTCATGCCGCTGTCTCCATGAAGAACCGCAGTAGCTTGCTCCGCTCAGTGACCCACCGACTACCGACCTTCTTTGCCGGCAGTTGACCGGTGGAAAGCAGATGAAAAGTCTGCCGCTCGCTGCGCCCAATAATCTTTGCAATCTCGGACACTTCCCAAATTAGGTCGATGTGCTTGTCTTCTGTTGCCATGCTTTAGCACTCCGTTAGGATTAACGACACCAGATTAGTGTCGCACCATTTTAGTGTCAAGACATGACACTAGAATGGTGCTATTGAAACGGCCGGGAATGAATATGGATACCGCTTCAATGACGAAAGAAGAAGAAATCCGAATCACGCTCCGGCTCGCTGCAAGCTTGCGTGACAAGCTCAGCCGCGCAGCCGATGGCAACGAACGATCAATGAATGGTGAAATCGTCGCTCGGCTCGAAAATTCGTTCGAAAGTAATGTTGATCCTAAAGCTCTAACGGACGCCTTCGCCATCGCAGAAGACATGCGTTCACGGGTCGAGCAACAGTGGAATTATCTGCAAGAAGTAGAGCGAAAATTGCTTGAGGAGAGAAAGCAGATCAGCGAGCAACTGCGTGCAAAGAGGGCGGAGCTTGCTCATCACATTTGGGAGCGCAGGGCGCGCGTTCGAGAAGAGCTTGAAAGAAAGGAGGAAAGGGTTCGCGAGATGCGAGAGCGATACATTGCAAGAAGCGAAGCTCTTCAAGAAAGAGAAAAAGAACTCAACGATGCGATAGCCCGATTCAACGCTCGGGAAAAAGAACTTGGCGAGGTCGTCCGTTCACTTACAAAGGGCGCCGATATGCTGGCGAAGAGATAATGTCGGTTCGCAAACGCAACTGGATCACTCCCAAAGGTGTCGAGAAATCCGCCTGGGTCGTCGACTACTTCGATATGGCCGGCAAGCGCCGCCTAAAGACGTTCACTAAGAAGAAGGACGCAGACACGTTTGCAGCAACGGCGAAGGTCGAGGTTCGTGAAGGGGTGCATGTTGCTGACAGCGCCAGCGCCACCATCGAGGAAGCTGGCAAGCTGTGGATTGCAAGCGCGCGCGCTGCAGGTCTCGAACGCGCGACTATCGAGGACTATGAGCGCCATCTTCGAATACACATCGTACCCTTCATCGGCGCCTCAAAGTTGCCGAGCTTGTCGATAGCGAAGATAAGGGCTTTCGAAGACCAGTTACGCGAAGCCGGCCGATCGGCAGCCATGATCAAGAAGGTTTTGGTGAGCCTTGGCTCACTGCTTGCAGATGCCCAGGAGCGTGGGCTCGTTGCCCGAAACGTCGTGCGAGATATGAAAGGTCGCCGCGGCTCTGGCGAGAAGCGCCAGGAAAAGCGCCAGAAGGGTCGCCTGAAGGTCGGAGTAGACATCCCGACCCGGGAAGAGGTGAAGGCGCTCGTTGGGGCTCTGGCGGGACGCTGGCGGCCGCTGATCCTGACGGCCACCTTCTGCGGACTTCGCGCATCAGAGCTGCGTGGGCTGCGTTGGCAGGACGTGGATATGGAGAAGCGGGAAATCCGGGTACACCAGAGAGCCGACCGGTACAACGACATCGGCAGGCCAAAGTCCATCTCCGGAGAGCGCATCTTACCGGCGCCACCAATGGTCATCAACGCGCTGCGCGAGTGGAAGCTAGCGTGCCCGAAGCGAGACAGCGGCAAACGAGGCGACGACGGCGAGAAGATCATGGTCCTGGATCTGGTCTTCCCGAACGGCACTGGGAAAGTCGAGCAGCTGAACAACATCCTCCGGCGCGGTCTCCATCCGGCCTGGGTTGCCGCGGGGGTCGCCATCGACAGCGGCGAGGTCGACAAGAACGGCAAGCCAGTGCTCGCTCCGAAGTATACGGGCATGCACGCGCTACGCCATTTCTACGCGTCCTGGTGCATCAACCGGCGGAAAGATGGCGGGCTGGAGTTGCCGCCGAAGGTGGTCCAGGAGCGCCTAGGTCATAGCTCAATCATGATGACCATGGACGTTTACGGCCATCTGTTCCCGCGGAGCGATGACGGTGACGAAATGGCAGAGGCTGAGCGCGCGTTCCTCGCCTGA